TTAAGTCTTACAGAACAGGCAGCATCTAAAAATGGTTCTATAGTTGTATTGAATAAAGATGCATCAGATAGATCCATTTTTAATATAGTTCCAAAGGGATTTGCTCCTGAGATTGCATAATTTGCAGTGTTTGTGGCGACGCCATCAACAAATATTGATAATACTTCACGATAAACTGGTTCATTTGTAGTGGGATTAAAGGTGTTTGCAATAAAACTTACAGCCCATTTAACAAAAGAATAGTAATTATAAGAAAATGAAAGCCCATTGTAAGCAAGCGGATTTAATACATTTTCTAGGCTGCTAGTTTTTACCACACCATACCAGTCATAAAAATTTGTAGCATCATTAATATTTCTGCAGTATTTTTGTCTTAGATTTTGATTTTGAAATATTGCTACAACATCTCCATCAGAATCCATTTTTTTAACAATACCATTTGTATTTGTTGGAGCAGCAAGAGTATTTAAATCTGGAACTCCACGCATGTAAATGTTTACGGTGGTTGGTAAAAAGTATCTTTTTTCTGTTTGGATTGTATTTGAAGAATTTAGATAAATTATTTCAGACCCATCATTTAATTTGATGGCTGTATCAATAAGATAACGAGTATTATTTGTTAATCCTGGGGTAGTTTCTAGATACTCTTCATATCCATAATCATTTCCGTAAATACCCAAAAAGTTAATATTGTTTGGGTCATCTCTGTTTACTTTAGATACAAAATATTGAGCAGTATTCCCTTTAATAGCTGAATAATTGATTGCGCTTATAAAGTTTTTACTTTCATATAATCCGTCTGTTAAAGATGGAGAATAGGTTACGCCACCCAAATTTAAATAATGGTTACTTATACCAGTAGAACCATAATAGGTGTATGTGCCAGCAAAACTATATTGAGCACCAGTTTCCTCGACATAATAAGTTCCACCAGAAACACTAAAAGTATTACCGGCAGTCAAAACACCAAAAAAACGTTTTAAAAACTTAAGATCCGCCCCATTGGTTGTGGAAGAATAATCAAAGTAAAAACTAGCACCATTTTTATAAACAGCGGGCGAAGAACTAACCAAACCTTTTGTAAGACATGGATCAGCAGTTGATCCAACATACTCAGAAATATTGGTTGTGGTATATTTGACTAAACTTAAAAATCTATTTGTTGAACTTGTCGAAGACATATATTAAGATGCAAAATAACTTAGTGTTTGTGTTCCACTTCTGGCTGTTGCGTATACAAGATTTACATTACCAACATTGAAGAAAATATTTTCTCCGGGTTCTAGTTGATAGCCATAACTTGTTCCGACGTTGGATGAACCAAGATAAATTAAATCTGTATTTGTTCCCAAAGATTTAAAGTTTATTCCACCAGCACAAGTAAATCCGGAATTGCCACCAATCCTAGAAACAGCAGTTGAAATTCCAGTCAACCCAGAGTAAGAAGTAGTTGGACGAACTAAACCAAAGACAGAAAGTGCATTATAAATTGCATCCAAAGTTCCACCGAGAGCATCAATGTCGGCAGAAATATTGGTCATACCATTTAAAATATTTGTATCATAAATGTATACTGTGTTGCCAACTGTGGTTGAAACGGCTCTACCACCACTCATACCCTGAATAATAAGACCATTGCCTGCGGTGTCGTTGGTAACACCTACGGTTGGATTGATGCTTACGGTAAATGTAGCGCCAGCGATATATGTATAGAGTGGATTGCTAGAAATACCTATGGCCGAACCGCTTGTATCAACAATATTTACGTATGCCCAAGTATTTCCATTTGGTCCAAAAATTGAAATTGAATCTGTTGTTTTAGAAAGTGGAATGCCACCAGTAACTTCAACATAGCAATTTGCTGGTGTCTGTACAAAGACCGGAGATGCACTGATGCCAGTTACGCTTACCGTTCCAGAAACTGGTACAGCTTGTCCGCCGACCATTCCTTGTACAGTAAAGACTCCAGTAAATCCAGAAATGGTGGCGGTGATGCCTCCAGCAAAAGATACTGGTAGTGGGTTACCAGAAGTTACGGGACCAAAGGCACCAGTAGCGCCAAAGCCAACCTTATAATATTGAATATAAGTGGTTAGACCGCTTGATGCTAGGACTGGATCTGCACCAATGGCAAATGTTGCCCCGCTGTTAATTACTACATAATCGCTACCGTAATCTGGATACATGTGGTTTTATCCTTAAATCGTTGATCATCAATATTTAGACTCTTTTATTTATTGAATTATGTTGAGGACGTGGTATAATAATAATCATGTATATTGACGAAACCGCTAAACAACAATTTTCAGATAAAGTTTTAGAGCGGGTAAAAGCTACCAAAATGTCCTTTATGGATTGTGTTTTAGAAATTACCGAAGAAATGGGGTTAGATCCCAGTGCTTCGGGTAAACTTTTAACTAAACCTATAATTGAAAAAATTCAACAAGAAGCAAAAGAATTGCATCTTTTAAAAAAATCTAAAACCAAGCAATTACCACTTGACTAACTTAAAATGTACTACATACTATAGTCACACTTTAGGCCAAGGTAGATCCTTGGGGAAAGAATATTATGGCAAATTTTTCAGATTTTAAAAAGAAGAGTAAGAACTCCGTCGCATCTCTAACCGAGCGTCTTGACAAACTGACCTCCAAGGAAAGTTATAAAGACGAAAGAATGTGGAAGCCGGGAATCGACAAGGCAGGAAACGGATACGCAGTTATTCGGTTTTTGCCCGAAGTTGATGGCGAGGACAGTCCCTTTGTTTCAGTTTATAGCCACACCTTTAAGGGTAAGGGTGGTTGGTTTTATGAAAACTGCCCAACCACTTTGGGTGAAAAGTGCCCCGTTTGCGCAGCTAATACCGAACTTTGGAATAGTGGTATCGAAGACGACAAAAACATTGCTCGTCAACGTAAGCGTAAACTAACATACATTTCTAACATTTTGGTCATTGAAGATCCAGCAAATCCAGAAAACAAAGGAAAGGTTTTTCTTTATCAATATGGAACAAAGATTTTTCAAAAAATTCAAAGTCTGGCGCACCCAGAGTTTCAAGATGAGGTTGCCGTCGATCCATTTAACTTTTGGACTGGCGCAGATTTTAAAATCAAAATTCGTAATGTCGGTGGCTATGTAAATTACGATAGAAGTGAGTTTGCTACGCCAGCACCACTCTTTGGTGGTGAGGATAAGAAGCTAGAGGAACTGTGGAAGAAGCAGTATCCACTTAAGCCATTCATCGACAAGAGCCAGTTTAAGAGTTTTGATGAGCTTAACGCTCGGTTTAAGAAGGCTGTTGGTGATGATATTCGTGCTCAGTTTACTGAAAACAAGAGCATTGAAGATGATGTAGAGGAAACTGTGGTGAGTGAAGATATAGAGGAAAAGGATCCTCTAAAGTACTTCTCCGAAATGGAGAATGATTGAAAAAGGCCCCGCAAGGGGCTTTTTTTATTGCCAAACAGGAAAAGTAGAAAAACGATCCATGCGATCTTCAAAAATTAAATTTGTTGGATCTGTTGTTGGCTTTTCTTCAAATTTATTTTGAGCTTTGGGATATGGAATCCACCTATCCCCACTCAAATTCATATTAGAATCAAATCCCTGTTCTATTTCTTCTACTTTTTTGCTTAATTGATTGTAGCTGGATTCCGCATCAAATTTAACACTTAATCCAGCAGCAACCTTTGATACTTCTGCCATGGGTGTAGAAGCATTTTCTAATTTTGTTGGTTCTAATAAAACTGATTTTGGAAGCTCAACGGTTGGTTGTAATTGTTCTGATAAAGAAAGAGACTCAGGAAGTGCAAAAGAGGTTGCTATAGTTTCTGTTTTTTGCACAGCAATGTCAGATGGCTTAGTCGTTAAACTTGTTGAAAGTAATTGTTGTTCTGCTTCAATGTCGATTTGAAATTGATTGTCGTTCATAGTCCTAGCGCTCCTTTCATGTTATATTGTGAAGCCATTGATTCATTTTGTTTTTGTTCTTGGTAATCTGCCAATATTTTAACATAAATTTCTCGTTCCCACCATATCATGTCTTCCAGATCCATTAAACTCCAGTTAAAGTTATTTACTAAGGTAAAGTTTGTTGTGAAGTAATCTCTTAAATCAAAAAACTTTACCGATAAGTAAAAAAACTTAAAAAACCAGACACCTCCTTATCACCCAATTGCGTCTTTAATACTATAAAAAGCTCGGGTTGATTTTTTAAAAATTCCTCTAACTTAGGAAGTACATTCATCGGCAAGTTATCCAATAGAGTTTTTACCTCATCGGTTACAAATTTGTTGACATAAAATATTTCACCATTTGTTACAACTTTTTTAATACTAGATTTAATCAAATCAATAGATTCAAGAGTTTCTAGTTTTAATAAATCTTTAATTAGTGGAGTTTCAACAACTATACTAATTTCTGGAGATATATGAATGCTTTCTGATTTTATGTTATTTCTATAACCAATATCAGGAATAAAGACCGAAATACGCTCGTTGTTAAAAATTAAGTTAAGTTTTTCATCAACACTTTTAGATCGTATTTGCAAAAATAAAAATTCGGCATCAGCCAAACACAAATCTAGAATATTTACTCCTGTTGTATTTGTTTTTAACAAGTCAATCATCGCATTAAGAGCTAATTTTTTGTTGTCTTCTTGCAAAATAATTGAAATATTTTTGGCGTCTTTTACTTTAAATGGTTGAAACTTTACAACCTTTTTTGCAAAAGGAAGTGTCGCTTCATATGTTGGGAGTGCCTTTTGTAAAGATTCAATAAAATCCATATTCAAAATCCTCTATTAAAATTAAAATCTCTGAATAACATCAAAACAGAGTATATATTATACTCATTATTTTTTAACATTGACATTTCAATTGGCAATGTTTCAACTGGATAAATTTCAAAAAATGTAAAAGTTGCGTTTGGTTCCCCATTTAAATCAAGCAAAGAAAGTTTCATTTGAGTATTGGATATAAGCTCATCATAAAAGCCGACTTGAAATGCTTGTTGCAAATTTCCTCTTTGTCTTCCACCAGAATACAGTGCATTAAACCAGCGATCAAAAAATGTGGTAATAAAATGATCATTTGTTATTGGAAATGACATTAAAATACCTTGAGGAAACTTTTGAGACCTAGGAACCGTTCTACCGGGTCCATAGCCTGCCAAGCTATCAGCAATACCGTCGATAGCCCTAGAACCGATTGTGACACTAATCGGATTGATCTCAGTGTTGCTCGGTGGTTGAATTACAGCTGGTAGATTGGTAAAAGACAATGAAAATCTATTGGATCTTTGTAATCCATTGTGACGATCAAAAAAGTCTTTGATATATGTTATTGAATTGTTAGCCATTTGCAAATAACTCTTTTTCTGTCAAAATTTGAAAAGTAATCTTGTGTTTATCGCAATATTGTTTTGCTGCATTCCATTTGGCGTTATTGATGATCCAAGTTACCTTTTCTTTTTTAGATGCATTTTCTTTTAACAAAGTTTGTTTCTTTGGTTTTACTTCTACCATCCAAGTTTGCTGTCCATTTGTTCCGTTAAATTGAATTAAAAAATCTGGATAATAATTGTGAACTTTTTTATCAATCGGATTTGTGTAAGGAATAGCAATTTCTTCAGAAGACCACTTAATCACATTTGGATGGTCATCGCAAAATTTACAAACATTTCTTTCCCACAAAGATCTGCATACAATTTTTGATGCATCCCCTGCATACTTTTTAGGATTTTTGGGATTAAATATAGTTCGATAGGCCATCCCAATATTTAGACAAATTCTCTAAATATTCATATATGGCAACAGTTTTCTATTATCCTTCAGGAATACGGGCTGCAGAACAACCACTTTGGTTGTCTTTTTATTCCGCACCCTATTCATTGATAAACGCTGAAAGAGGTAGACCTGGCGTAATTAATCGTCATCAACTTCGTATCGATTTACCAATGCCAAGAGAACCTGGTTACTTAGTTTCTCATGAATTTGGTGAAAGTAATAATAACCCTGTTGGTCCAATGTTAACTGCAGCAGGGATTGCTAATGCGGGTGGTGGTGCTGGTGGTGCCATCAATGTCTTAAAACGTAAGCTCCAGCCCGCCACATACTATTGGGAGCGTATGTTTGCCACAACCACTTACCGTAGATTTAGTAATATTGCAGAAGCTACGATGGTTTCAGAAGGAAGAAAGAAATACTTTTTTCAATACTTATTTGTTCCTAAAAATAATGAAGAGTCAGTTCAAGTTGAACAAATTGTGGGTTCGTTTAGAAAAGCATCTTATCCTTCTGTTGCAAGTGGTTTGCCAGAAAGATCCTATCCACAAAATTTGTGGGCAATGGTCGTTTGGCCTGGCAACGCAACAGCTTTCGGTGGAGCACAAAATTTAACTGCTAATTGGTTGGGTGAACCTTTGGTATGTGTTTTAGAAACAGTTAAAGTTCAAAAAAATGATGAAACCGATCCTGTAATTCGTCTTTTACCAAATGGAGCACCGTCACTAACTATGTTGGGTTTAGTATTTTCTGAATTTGAAACGGGAACATACGACCCACCATCTAATCAAATATTGTCTAAGTCAGAGATTTCATCCAAATATTTTTAACAGCAGCTAACCAATGAAATTTTTTAGTAATTTACCAAAAATAACATTTTCTTCAAGTATAGGTAATTTTACTGTATCTAATTTTTTTACTTATTTAAATGTTGAAAACATTTTTTTAGATGTATCAGATATTGTTATTGACAATAAAAATACTTTAGTAGAAGCTGGCTACAATACGTACACCGATCCAAACACAATTTGGTCTTTTTTGGCTGCTAATGATGCTATAAATCCATTTGATTTATTAGCTGAAAATACTGTTTTGTTTGAAGAAGAAAATCAACAAAAAATTAACTTTCTTTTGTTCCCAACACAGGGTGCTACGACAGGGGGTAGCGCTTTTCCTATTGGAAGTATTGTGGTTCCGTATGTTGGAAATACTGGCGGAACTGCTGCCTACGGTTCAACTGGTAATTTTAATTTAAGTGGTGCGTTTGCAAGAATACAAAATACTTTGTTTTATGATGGTAACATGACTTCTGGTAAACAATTTGGTGGAACCGGGGCGTTTATTACAACGGGAACAACATATGATCAAGTTGTTGTTTTAAATCAAAATTCAGATGGTTCTTATTCTTGGGGTGGCATATTTTATACATCAAATAAAAAGACTGCACCGGATGTAGTAGTTTATATTGAAGATGTTGAAGAAGGAAAAACTATTATAAAACAACAAAATTCTTCTAATATTACTGTTGATGAATTATTAGATGTTGGTCCCGCTTCAGGATTTGAGGCTGCGGAAACTGTTACTGCAAAACAATTTGTGGACAATACTTCAAAAACTATTAAAGCGTATCCTACAAATACCTTGGGAACTCTGCGTTCCTCATTTATAACAGCTAAGTATAATTGATATGCCGAATACTGATAATAGATTTAATCCAGCTTATTCTACCATTCAAAAAATTCGTTTAAAGTCTTCTGTGCGCGGCAACGACACTGTGTTGATTATAAATGAATTAAATACACCAAACAATAAGGTTTGCCGTTTTGAGCGAATCGAAATGGTAGAAAATATTAATGATTTATGCCCAAGCGGTGTAATTTTGGTTGCTGATTTGGCTGATGTTGTTTCTTATATTGCATATAATAAACTTGATGAAATAGAAATTGACTTATTTGAGAATGGAGCCAATAAAACTTGGAATTTTGATATAACAAGCATATCTTATTCCAATAATGCAGTCAGTGTCGGTGATGATACACTGGTATCTATTCACTTTACAAATAAATGGTATAAAAAATTATCAACAGAATCTTTAAATAGTCTTCTTGGTTTTTATTCTCCTGAAGTTTTTAAGATTAATGAATTTATTGATGAAGTAAAAAAAGAAGTTTTTAATGTTGGGGATCTGGACGATTATCCAGGGTATGGCGACACAGCATTAAATTATTTTTTGTATAAGCCATTCAATCCTTATGAGGAAGGTGAAGAACATATTTCTGATGACACACTTCAAATCCTTAATTATGTTGCGGCAAATGCAGTTGATGTCGATGGAAATCCCAATTTTTTCTTTTGGACGGGATTAGATGGAATTGTAAATTTTAAGTCATTTAAACGTTTTTACGATGAGGATTCTTCATATCCTACAATAGATCAAGATTTTAGACGTATTGGTGTGTTTGAAGGTGATTCTGTTATTCAAGAGTTGTCTGATGGAAAAAGTTATAGAAAAGCATATTTTTTAGCAACCAATCCAGGTTTGCAATGGATTTCAAAAAACTATTATTACATTCGTAAAACTCCAAAATATTTGGATGAATTATTTGGTTATTCTGGTGGTTCTCTTGTTAAACTAACTGGAAAGACTGCCGAGAATCAAGCTATTAAAAACTTAAGTTTTCATTTTCAAGATGAAGGACAAAAATATAATATTGATATAATTTCAATTAACGGAAGAGATGGGTTAACTGGTGCACCCAACGGCGGACAAGCTTTGGTGCCAGAAAACTGGGGCTACTATGAACGATACCATCCAGCTAACCACAAATCCCAAACAACCTTATTGAGTAATGAAATAGGTGTAGATGCAAATTATAAACAAATGGTGTTAATGGGTTTGAGTGGATCTATGCCATATTCTGACAGCCCCGACATGTGGAAAAACATGTTTGATCTAACACCTATACACCCAAATTATCCAGATGAGGATGCATCAGAAGGTCAAATAGTTGGTATTAATACATATCTTCAAAAAGTAATACGAGTTAGACGCAAAACATTTGATAATGTTGGAATTGTGGGTGCTTCCGCAGATAACTTAGAATTCATTAGAAATATAGAACTTCAAAACTTTGTTTTGTATTCTTTGTGTTGTATGGGCAAAAAAGAAGATTGTTTCTTTGCAGCTTTGACTAGATATGAAGAAGATAATTCTATAACCCAAGATCAAACCTCGGCTAATATTCCAAAAAAATATCGATATAAGTGGAATAAACTGCAATTTGGGGGAGCGTCTGGAGCGTCTGGATACTGTGCGTGTGGCAATAGTGGTGCTTCCGGTACTACTGGTGCCCATATTATAGAAAATTGGTGCCTTGATCAGTATATTAAATCTGGCGAAACCCAAGATAGCAGTTGGGCCATTAATCTAAATGAACGTGGTTTAACTGCTTCACAATCATTACAGTATTTACCTCCCGGGTGGCTTCCAGTATCGACAACTTCAAGTTTTTATTATAGACCAATTGGTGCAAAGCAAAGTCCACCCGCAAAAGGATTGTCTGGAGAAAACATTTATCATATTGTAAGAATGTGCCGAGAACGAGTAGATGCAAACAATCTTGTAACATATTTTTGGGCAGAAAATGTTCTTGACGGAACCTGTTCTCAGGTGCAGGGAGGTTAATATATGGCTAGTAAAACAAATCAAATTGTTATTCACGGGTCAAATGACTCATATGACGCAATAACTCCCATAAGCAGCCGCCCAATATATGAATGTGCAAATGCCAAAATTACTAGAGGAGCAACATCAGCGCCGGCTAGCATAGAAGCATGTTTGGCGTCTTTTCCAGAAGTTAAAAAAATAGCCGATGCAATCGGTTTTACATCCTCCAATATTTGGTATGGTAACACAGCTTGCCCCGAAGGTATTTCAGGTGGAACAGGCCCATTTAATTTATTATTGGATACCAATTCTTTAGAATGTCAAAATATTGTAAAAGATCTTGGAACAGAATGGATGGGGTGTCTTTGGGGAACACCAAATGCAACTTATAGTTGTATTTGCCCAGAAGTAAAAAGCAAATATGAAGCCTATATTAAACTTCGCTTAAATGTGGCTTCCTTTTGGGCGACTCCCGTAGAAACTCCTGTAAAACGAGCAGAGTTTTTAGATGCGTTAAAATATTCTTCTAAAATTACAGCAACAATTGCTGGTGATTTTTCTCTAAAATTGGGACAATTAATGTATGTTAAATTGACTGCAATGAATAAAAGTGGTGTAGCAGATACCGAATCATATATGACTGGCTATTATTATATTGTTGGTTTAAAACATGTAATAACAAATTCTGGAACACATGAAACTGCCGTGGCTTTATCTAATATTGCTCCGCCAGAAGATCCAGAATCCAGATATCCATACTATTAATCTAAATATTTTTATGAGCAAAAAAGACTTTTCAATATTATTTGAAAAAGTTACCACAACATCTGGTACAAAAGATATAGCCTTGGTTAAAGGCTATAATGCGTATGCTCAATACATTGAAAATATTCTTAAAACCCAAAAAGGTGAAATTATTTCAAATATGAGCCTTGGGTCTGATTACTATAATTACATTTTTGAAGGAACTGCTAACCGAGGAGCCATTGAAAGCTCTCTGGCAGCTTATATTTCTTCTGCAATCAAAAATATTTTTAATGTCCGTGTAACACTAAAAGTAGCTACGGAATCTTATTTTGAATTTTTAATCAACTATGATATTTCCGATGGCATTAATAAAATTTCAAACGCCAGTACTTTCATCGAAGTAGAACTATAATGACATATCAACTTTCTAATTTAAACGTGGCCTCTTTAGACTTTGATGATATTAAAACATCATTAATTTCTTTTTTGCGTTCCCAGCCAGATTTGGCCGACATTGATTTTGATAATGATGCTAGTGCTGCAAATTTATTAATCAACATTTTAGCTACTGCAACTGCATATAACGGTGTATACGCCCAATTTGGTTTTGTAAACTCCTTTGCTACAACAACCACACTTTTAAATAGCCTTTTAGGAATAGCAGCAAACAGTTCTATTTTACTAGCTCCCATTCAAAGCGCAACTTCAACACGAACAATTACAGCTAGCGGAGCCACCCTAGAGCCTTATACAACATTTAGAGCTATCACACCATCGGGAGCTCAAACTTACTTTTATAATATCGAACAAGTTGCAAATAATACAAGCAAATCAATTACTTTATATGCTGGTTCAAACGCTGTTAGCTATACAAATTACGATTATACCACACAATCTTGTCAGTTACCATATAATGTAGATCCAAGAACAATTACTTTTTATGAAAATGTTGCTGGTACCACATTAGTAAATCAGTGGACTAGAGTAGATAAAGGTACCACTTCCACGACTAACAACAATAAAACGTTTACTGTAATTAATGGTCCACAGGGTTACATTGTAACAAACAACTTTTTAACTTCACAGACTATTACAACTTCTAGTACTGTTCTTATTCAAGCTATTACCTCAAATGGAGCTCTTGGTAATGAAGCTACAGTAAGCCCAGCAACAAATACAATTTTTGCAACAAGTGAAACGCCATTTGGTGGGTATAATTTAATATCCGTAACACAAGCCCGGTATAAACTTTTATTTAATGCAACTGGCCAAGATCGTTGTGTAACAATAAATGACTATGTAAATGCAATTTTAAGTTCTGGTATTAATGGAACCAGCGATATAACAAAAATAACGGTGCAGGCTGACTGCTGTATTCCGGGCAAAGTAAAAATATATGTTGATGGTTTGTCCAGTGCGGGTCAAGCACAATTGTTACTATACTTGCAACCAAAAATTATAGTTGGCACTAATTTATCTTACGAACAATGATCACTGTATTTAACAATCAAAAAATTTCACTAGAAACCAAGATTAATTTATTGGTTGCGCGTGCTGTTGAATTGGCTGGTAGCGAATTTGATAATATTAATACTACCAAGTGGTTGGGCGATAATTTAACAGTTGAGTCTTTGTTTCAAGAATGGATAATTAAAGAATATAAAGCCAACACATCTAATGTAACAATTGTTCCAATTATTAAAAACTATTTAAGATGGCTTTTTAGTTTAGAATATGGCTATGGTGCACAATTAAATTGGGAAAATATTCGTGTTCCTTTGTTTATGAACTCTTTATTTTTGGAAGCTTTGGCCGATTTTTATTTTCCAAATGCAAACTTTTCTCAAGAACCATTAAAGTCTAAACTACCAAATATTAGAAAGTTTGCTACAAAAGTAGATGACAATTATTTTAATGTCAAGGGAACCCCCCAAGCAATTAAGTATGTTATATGTGCCTTATTGGGATTTAATGTTACCGATGTATATGTAATTACAACTACATATGCAAATTTTCAAATTAGTGTTGCAAGTGCCCAACTAAACAATTTAAAAACTTTTGACTCTTTCTTAAAAACTTATGTGTATCCTGCCGGATCTGTGGTAAATTATACAACTTTTTGATTATGATTAGTAAAATGATTATGTATGCTGCCTCCCTCGCATCCCGAGGGCTCGGTAACAAAAAAACAGACACACCAACAAAACAACTTAGAGTTTTATCTTGTTTTGGTGGTGCCTCAATTGAAAGTGCTTGTCCGTTTTTAGCAAAATCGCAGCAAGACTCTACCAAACACTTTTGTACCAAATGTGGTTGTGGAGATAAACAAAGCACTTGGCTCATTCAAGAAGGCGACGAATACTCCAAGTTAGATTATCCTGTATTAAATTGTCCAATGAAAATGCCAGGATTTAGCAATTACGACCCAAATTTTTATACACAAGAAACTAAAGCGAGAAAACAGCAAATTGAAAATTTGGATCCAGAACAACTTTCAATGATTCAAGTAACTATAGGTGCTAGCGAAACTAAAGAAAAGTTGATCGAAGAAATAAATAAGGTTATTGAAAATACATAAATATTTTCATGGCCACACTAACTTCACGCCAACAATTTATAGATTATACGTTTAGAAAACTGGGAGCCCCGGTTGTCCAAATTAACGTAGACCCCGAACAAGCCGAAGATCGTTTAGACGAGTCTTTGGAATACATGCATGAGCGTCATTTTGATTTTAATGAAAGAGCACAGTTCGTTGTTCCAATTACTCAAAATATCTTAAATAACAAATATTTTGATGTATCAAATTTTGGTTATGCAGTTGGGGCGCAGGGTGTTACTTCAGCTTCTACCGGTTTAACTGCATACTGGCCAGCTGCGTCTGACATACGCACCATTACAAAAGTTTATCGTCCCAGCGATCAGGCTGGCGATTATATGTTTGATTTGCGTTATCAGATGACACTATTTGATTTTTTTGGTTTGTATTTTAACCAAGGTGGATTAGCACAAGGTCCTATGGCATCTTATATGGAAGCCATGCAATACATTTCGTTGATTAACGATGTATTTAATTATCCTTGCTCTTATACCTATACTAAATCTACCAATCGGTTATTTTTAGAATTGGAAACCAGTAAGTTGCAATTAGGCAATTACTTGATGGTTGAGGCTTATGTACAGGTAGATCCCGATTATTATTCTAGAGTTTGGGGAGATCGTATCTTTCAGAGACACTATGCTGCTGTGTTAAAGAAACAGTGGGCTCAAAATCTTCTTAAATTTGCTGGGATGCCTTTACCAGGTGGTGCACAACTGAATGCACCTGCTATGATGCAGGAGGCAGCACGGGAATTGGAAGCTATAGAAGTATTACTAACTAAGACACAAGAACTTCCACCAGATCCGCTAATAGGCTAAAATGGCTACAAACCCCTACATCAATTTAACTTCTTATGGTTCAGAACAAAAGCTGATCGAAGATATCACAGTCGAATTAATTCAGGGCGTTGGCCAAGACTGTTATTATGTTCCAAGAAAGTATTTTAGCATAGACAAAATATTTGGAGAAGATCCAGCATCTTCTTTTGAAAAAGCCTATCAAGTTGAAATGTATATTCAATCCTACAAGGGCTTTGAAGGCACCGATGTAATTACACAATTTGGTTTAGAAATTAAAGACAAAATATCTTTGCTTCTTGCACGAAGAAGATTTAAAGAAGAAGTAACTGATTTGGATAACACAATAATAAGACCCAGAGAAGGAGATTTGATTTATTTTCCTCTTTCAAAGTCTTTATTTGAGATCAACTTTGTTGAACACGAAAATCCAATGTATCCACTTGGAAAATTATATTCGTATCAAATAACTGCTGAACTCTTCACCTACAGCTACGAAACAATTGCAACAAACAATACGGCAATCAATTCTCCTTACACAAGCACAACAGCAGGTCTTTCTGGGTCTACTATCATTCCATTGGCCAACAATCTTGGCACTACATATGGAATCAATGATGTATTGCAGACTGAAGGCAATTCTTATGGCTTTGATCCCAACGACCCCTTTAATGAAGGAGGGTGCTCAGGAGGAGCATAACAATTATGTTTGGTTATTTTTACAATCAAAATTTACGTAAATTAGTAGTAGCCTTTGGTTCTTTATTTTCTAACATTGAAATTGCGCACAAAGACCCAGATACTGGAACAAATAAAAATATTCGCGTTCCGATTCATTATTCTCCTCAAGAAAAGTTTATTCAAAGACTTTTGCAACCTTCTTCTATTACTACAGGAACTAGAGTTGAAATACAAGTTCCAATTATTAGTTTTAACATAAACAGTATTATTGTTGATAATGGTAGAAAGTTTAATCGCTTTGCAAGAAACGATAGTGTAGGAGCAGGCTGTCCAGCAGGATCTGCAATAGAATCACAAATTCCAGTAAATGTTTCATTCAATTTATTTGTGTATACAAGACACACAGATGATATGTTACAAATTGTGGAACAAATTATGCCATACTTTGTTCCCGATCATACTATTACTATGGATTTAAACTCTGTACAGCAAAATGTAAATATTCCAATTGTATTGGTGAATAATAATTTATCTGAAAGATATGATGGAGATTTTTCAAGTCGTAGATTAAATATTGCATCATTTCAATTTTTGGCTAAGTCTTGGATTTTTGGAAAAGTACAAAGCGCAACGGGAATCACTGGCTTTGTAAGTGGAGCAACAACAGGTATTGTTTTTGACTAATTATGAGCATTAATAAAAATTTAAGCAAACTCTTTAATGTTGGTGAGTTAAAAAATGAACCAACAAATAAAAATCTTGTTGGTGGTACTTTTGATTCAGAGTCCTTTCAAAGGGATTACGAATTAGTAAGATCCAATTTAAAAGATCTAATAGGAAACGGAAACACGGCTCTAGAGTCTGCATTAAAGGTGGCAACAGAATCCGATAGCCCCAGAGCATATGAGGTGGTGGCTATTCTTTTAAAAACAATGGCCGATTTAAACAATAATGTTTTAGATGTTCATAAAAAAGCAAAAGACACTACAGCTGGACCAGCTACAAAAATTACACAAACAAATAATTCAGTATTTGTGGGATCAACCAAAGATTTACAAAATCTTTTAAATAAAGAAAGAAGCACCGAAAAAATTATCGACGCAGAGGTTGTGAATGATGAACCAAAACAAAAACAATCAGGGTTATCGGAATAATTCTAAACTCAAGCCACCGGGCGTAGAGTTACAATATTCAAAAGAAGAATTAGACGAGTACATTAAGTGCGCTAAAGATCCTGTTTATTTTTGTAGCAAATATGTAAAAGTAAAAACACTTGATAAAGGTGTTATGCCTTTTAAATTATATGATTATCAAGAAACATTTGTTCGTAAAATTCATGAAAATAGATTTGTAATTTCTAAATGGCCCCGTCAATCGGGTAAGTCTACTTCTGTAATTGGTTATATTTGCCATTATGTTACATTCAATCAAAGCGTAAATGTCGCCATTCTTGCAAATAAATTAAAAACAGCAAAAGACGAGTTATTTGCAAAACTGCAATTAGCCTACGAAAACTTACCACAATTTTTACAACAGGGTGTGGTGGAATGGAATAAAACAAGCTTTAAACTAGAAAATGGCTCAAGAGTTGTATGCGATGCAACATCTTCATCTGCTATTCGTGGTGGTTCTTACAACCTTTTGTTATTGGACGAATACGCCTTCTTGCCATCCCATATAGCAGAAGAATTTTATTCATCTACTTATCCTACCATTTCTGCTGGTACAACAACCAAACTTATTATTGTATCTACACCAAATGGTATGAATCACTTTCATAAACTTTGGGTTGACGCAAATCGTCCTTCTGGACACAAGCTTAAAAATAAATTCGTACCAGTGGAAGTAAGTTGGCGCGATGTTCCTATCACACCCGGTGGACCAAAACGAAATGATGAATGGGCAGCAGAACAAATTGCTAATACGAGCCCCGAACAATTTGAACAAGAATATGGTTGTAGTTTTTTGGGATCTTCGAATACATTAATTTCGTCAACCAAATTAAATGTACTGGCTCCCGAAGAACCAATTAGTGAAAACTCGGACGGATATCGTGTTTATGAAACACCCCAAAAAGATAAAACTTACTTTTTGCTGGCAGATGTATCTAGGGGACAGGGATCTGACTATTCTGCATTTACCGTTATTGAGTCAAATAGCGCACCATACAAAGTGGTTGCCAGCTATCGAAACAACACCATTAGCCCATTTAACTTTCCTACGGTAATAATGAACGCCGCCAAAGCTTACAATAATGCTTATGTATTAATTGAAACAAATGATTTGGGTGGACAAGTATCAAATATTTTACATTCAGATTTGGAATATGAAAATGTTCTTATGACCAAAGTTTTGGGACGAAAAGGACAAATTTTATCTCAGGGGTTTGGTGGTATAGGAAAAAATGAGATGGGGATAAGAACAACTGCCCAAACTAAAAAAATTGGCTGTGCTATTTTAAAACGGCTGATTGAAGAAGACAAAATTATTTTAAATGATGATCGTATAATTGCTGAATTGATGGCTTTCGTTTCCAGATCAAACACATATAAGGCTGAGGAAGGCCAAACCGACGATTTGGTTATGAGTTTAGTCTTTTTTGCGTGGCTCACCAGACAAGATTATTTTGCAGATCTTTTAGAGCAGGCAAAATTTAATTATGAAGAAGCCATGAAACCAGAAGATGACAATATTTTGTTTGTTCCAAACCAAAAAAATGATGATGATGGGGATGAGTTTGTCCAAGGAGGTGTTGTTTGGTATCCTACATAAATTACTAAATATTTAAACGGTAGAGGAACACTTAAATGGCCAACGACAAACTTAGCTCTTTTAATAGTAGCAATCAATTTTTTGTAGAAACCGCAGTCAATCCTTTGATCTGTGGCGTTCTCATGGGAAATACATACAATACAGGATTTACTTTTAGTGGAGTTTATGGCCCAACAGTGGATCCCGGTGGAATTTTTGGTTGGCTAATCTATAGCCGAACTTCTAGAACAAACCCAGTGGGCACTACTAGCGATTCTTATATTACATATACAAATTCTCAAGATTTGGTTTATGATTTAAATCAATTGAGTGGAATAACAAACGCTCTATTGACTGGTTCCTGCGGTGGAAATACATATGCTTTTTTTACAAATAAAGGCACCAACTCTTCTACCAGCTTAACAAATATTGGCACTTTAAACAATGGAATTGATTTCTTGTTTGCTTTAAACTATTTGGCATACGGTGGTAATTTAGTTATTGCACCAACAACTCAAGGTTTAGATCAATATATTGCAGACAATGACGTTTATTTTGATGCCGTTGTAGCAAGATCAGCTGGAGCATCTTTGTGTCAGTGGTTAGTAACCCAACCCTACACTGTTGGTATTTTCCCAAGCATTGCAGATGGGGGCGAAACTGGCCTTGGTTTAACTATGGCAAACTATGGTACTTTGTTCAGTCCCGGTTCACTTGTAACAGGAACAACAGTTGCAAATAGAATATTTAACGTTCGTGGTATTAAAACTGTTACAGATTTGGATACTACGACGCTATATGAAAATAGTCGTCTAACGTATAATTTACCAGCAGTTGTAGATGTTGCAGGATTTTTTAATAGATCAAAAAATCAAAACAAACTGTACTTAACTGTAGCTGGTTTAGATCTGTCAACTATTTTAAACGGTAAAATTTCTAATGGATCGATTAATTGGTCCAGTAGCCTTAAAACTACTTTGAGAACTAATAGAGTAAATTTCTTTGTAAATTATACTCAAAATAATTTCTTAGGTTCTGATTTAACTGGTGCAACTGCTAGCGCAACTATAACTTCAGAAAATAGAATTGGTCCTGTAAATCTCAAACTTGCTTTAAATAAGCTGCTTAACGATATTGGTTTAAAGTATCTGTACAATATTAATAATGCTCAAACCCGTGCTCAAATTACGGCAGAAATTCAAACTGGTTTGGATCCATTTGCCCCATTCATCGATACTACCAAAACACAAATTGTTTGCAATAATTCTAACAATACTGATAATGGTAGCTCTTTGACTATGCAAGTAGTAATTCAACCAATCCTTTCGATTGAATCCTTCGGAGTCACCGTAACTCTCACACAATAATGGCAAGTAACAACTCCATAATCAATTTTAAAACCGGTTTTCTAGGCGGCACTCGCGCCAATAGATTTCGCGTATATCCAACGTGGCCAAGTTTAGGTTCATTGAGTCCAACACAACAAGAAGCATCTTTTAAAATTGTTTCAGCTTCATTGCCAGCCACGCAGATCAATACCATAGTTGTTCCATACCGTGGTCGTCAAATTACATTTCCAGGTGACAGAATATATAGTACTTGGGCAATTGGAATATATGATGATGGAAATACTAAAACTATTTGGAAAGCTCTACATAAGTGGGCCGAAGAGATGGATGGCCACCTTACACACACAGTCGCCAATAATGATTTTAGCTATAAAACTTGGCAAACAACTTGGAGAGTCGAACAATTAGATCCAAATGGTGGTGTTTTGAAAACTATTTTTCTTGAAAAATGTTGGCCATCTGTTATCGGTGAAATTAATCTAAACATGGCTGAAGTTGGGTTTGTTGGTTTTAGTGCTACTTTAACCTTTGATTTTCTTAGAATTCAAGATAATTATAATTCCTGATAGGAAAAATTATGCTTATAAATTTTAAACAAAACTTTAATGGTGGCACAAGATCTAATAGATTTCGCATAACTGGTAATTTTCCTTTTGGTGGACAATTTACAGATTATCATGTTAGAGCTACGACAATCCCCACAGTTTCTACCAAAAATTTAAGCTACGATTATTTTGGAAGAAAATATCATTATCCCGGTGAAAAAGAATACGGAACCTGGTCTTTCCAGGCGTGGGATGATATTGATGATAATAATATGTGGGGAAAATTGCAGCGCTGGCAGGATAGAATAAACAATCACGATACAAACCAAACAACAAATATAAGAAATCAAAATACTTATAAAGCATATAATTGGTCTATCGATCATTTAGATTTAAATGGTTCGGGGAATCCATTAAAAAGATTTATTTTGCGTGGATGTTGGCCAGCAGCAATTCAGCCAGTTACTCTAAACATGGGCAGTCCAAACGTGTTAAATAGTTTTAACGTTATTATTGTTTTTGATTATCTTGAAATTTTAGGTGTAACCAGAAGGTAAAAATGGAAGTAGATATTTTTGGATTTCAATTTGGAAAAAAGCCAGCTACAAAAGTAGAAAAAGAGTCGCAGTCAATACAATCATTTACTGCGCCAGAAGTATATGATGGAACCGTAACTGTTGAGGCTGGTGGATTTTTTGGTACCGTATTGGATTATGCAACCACAATGCGGGACGAACAGCAATCGGTTATCCAATACCGAAACATGTCTGTTTATCCCGAATTAGACAATGCAATTGATGAAATTGTAAATGCTGCTATTGTTCCTGGCACAGACGGTAAGCCTGTAAAACTTGATCTTTCAAATTGCCCAGTTTCAGATAATATCAAGAATAAAATCTACAAAGAGTTTGAAACAGTTTTACATTTACTAGATTTTAATCACAAATCTTATGAAATTTTCCGTCGATGGTACATTGATTCTAAAATTTATTACAACATTGTAATAGATAAAGAACTTCCGATGGAAGGTATCCAAGAGATTATTCCAATCGATCCATTAAAGATTAAAAAAGTCCGTAAACTTAAAAAAGAAATGGACAAGGGAACAAATGGAACTCCAGTCCAATTAGTTAAAGATATTGAAGAATTTTACGTTTATACGAATACAGAAAAAGAATCATATATTATGACTGGCCCACAAGGATTGCATCTATCCTTGGATAGCGTAGTATACGTTCCTTCGGGTTTGATTGATTTAAACACCAAGCGTGTATTAGGTTATCTGCATAAAGCAATCCGTCCACTGAACATGTTGCGTCAGATGGAAGATGCTTTATTAGTTTACCGCATTGCCCGTGCTCCAGAACGCAGAGTATTTTATGTGGACGTTGGCCAACTTCCAAAACAAAAAGCAGAGCAATATATGCGTGACATGATGAGTCGTTTCCGCACAAGACTCATCTATAATCAAGATACTGGCGAAATTAGAGATGAACGAAAGTTTATGTCTGTTTTGGAAGATTACTGGTTGCCCCGTCGCGAAGGTTCTCGGGGAACAGAAATCAGCACCCTCCCCGGTGCACAATCACTTTCACAAATTGAAGATGCCGAATACTTTAAAAAGAAACTATATGGTTCTTTAAACGTTCCTCTTAGCCGCTTGACCCCAGAAAGCAATGGATTTAATATGGGTAGATCAAGTGAAATTACAAGAGAAGAAATTAAATTCTACAAATTTGTTGATCGCCTAAGATTCCAGTTTTCAAAACTATTCATGGATACACTCCGAGTCCAACTTCTTCTCAAAGGAGTCATGACTGACGAAGATTGGAGACAACTAAAGTCAGATATTAAGTTTGTCTTTAATACCGATAATTATTTCTGGGATCTAAAGGAAGCAGAAATTTTAGCCGAAAGATTAAAAATGCTTTCCTTTGTTGAGCCATACATCGGTAAATACTTCTCAACAGAATATGTAAAGAAAAATATTTTGAAGTATCTACCAGAAGAGTTGATAGAACTAGAAAAACAAATGGCAGCAGACAGGCAACGCATAGCACAAGAACAGGCTGCTTTAGCTGCTCAACAGGCTGCACAGGCAGGAATGGCAGAAGGATAAAATGCAAAACACTACCCATCTTCTATTAAAGCACGGTATAAAGTACTTGTTTTTAGAAAACCAAGACTTATTTAAGCAAAATATTACTCAAGCTTTAGCAATTAAATTGCATGAAAGCTTTGGGGAAATTAAAAAAAATATTTGCCAAAATTTACTTTTTACCGAACAACAGACAGAAACTTCTGATGAATTAAATGAGTTTGTTGACTTTATTGAAAATTTTAAACCGGGTATGTATAAATTTAAAAATGGTTCTAGTATAAATATTTCAGAATCTGATATGAAATCTTTAAAGTGTCTTTTTGAAAGTTTGAGCCCAGAAAATAGAAAGCAAATGGTTTCAGAAATTCTCACTGATGGATCAGCATTCAAACAACACGTAAACTTTTCACAGAAAGTAAAAAACCTATCATGAAAAACAACATTCGCCAAATGATCAAAAATGTAATTGAAGAAAACGCCGTAGATTTTAAGCAACAAACTGGCAAAGTTCTTTATACAAAAGTTGGTCAAAAACTACAAGAACAATACAAAGCTGTAGCACAAAAAGTTTTTTCTAAGAAAGAACAAGAATGAAACTTATCACTGAACTAACAGAAGACATTAAGTACATCAAAGAAAATGTTGGTAATGGTGAAAAGACATACTTCATTGAAGGTGTTTTTATGCAATCTGGCGTAAAGAACCGGAATGGCCGTGTATACCCACAAGGCACACTTCTAAAAGAGTGCAACCGTTACATCAATGAATATGTAAACAAAGGCCGTGCTCTTGGTGAACTTAACCACCCAACTGGCCCAACAGTTAATCTTGATCGCGTATCACATATCGTAAAAGAACTTCACGAAGATGGTCACAATGTTTATGGTAAGGCTAAAGTTCTTGACACTCCAATGGGCAAAATTGTTAAAAATCTTATTGAAGAAGGAGCCCAGCTTGGAGTTTCTACCCGTGGTATGGGATCACTAAAATCCAAAGGTGGTTACCAAGAAGTTCAAGAAGACTTTATGTTGGCCGCAATTGATATTGTAGCCGATCCTTCTGCACCAAATGCATTTGTTAATGGTATCATGGAAGGAAAAGAGTGGATGTTTCTTGATGGTATTTGGCAAGAGCGACAAGCATTAGAAGCCAAAAAGTTAATTCGTGAATCATCCAAAAGAAATTTAAATAAAAATATTGTAAAAGTGTTTGAGGATTATTTCAAAAAACTAGGATGAGCAATTTTCTTCCCCAGCATGCCACCAAATATTTGGTAGAATCTTTAAACAAAAGAACTACTAAGAATATAAATTTAGAGTTAGCAGAAGCTTTAAAATCAAACGCAACCAATAAATCTACTCCAAGCTTTGGTCCTGGTTCTGGCAAAGGCGTGGGAGAACAAGAGACAGATACCTCTAAAAGTCTTCAAAATATTTTAGTAGGAAGCAAAACCAAATCTTTAATTCCCGATAATGATCCAATGAGAGAAATGTTGGGTCTTTATACAATTGGTAAAGTGGCATCTACAGGATCGGATATTTTAGATATGTTTGGGGCACAAAAATTAGGAAGTCTTGCTGCTTCAAAATTGGGTCCTCTGGGACAAATTGGTGGGGCTATTGCTGGCAAAGCAATCTCTGCAATACCGGGTGTTGGTTCTAGTTTATTAAGGCAAATTTCAGATATTAGTGGTGCTGGATGGGTTGATGCTCAGATTGGAAACATTGGTCCCAGTGAACTTAAATTGGCGGCACAGGGTGCAGGTTCTCCGTGGACTCCATTTGTTTTGCCTGGTCAAGCCAAGTCTGAACGAAAAGGTTATGATCCAAATAAAGAAACCGACGATGCAATAAAAGCTGCCAGCAGAGCAGAACAAATTAAAAAATTACGAGCAAAGGGATATAGTATCCCATAATTTTAAAAACTTCTAAATAATTTACAAGGATTCCTTTCACATGAAAAATAGAAAAATTAATACACTTAACGAAGAACAAGTCCAAATGACCGGATATCCAATGTCCGCTGGCGGTTCTGACAGAGATATGTCTGGTCGTGGCTCAATGATCCCACAACCAGTAGTTGCAGGTGCACCTGCCACCATGACCCCACAAATTCCAACTACCATGGCACAAAAAACTATGGCTCCAGTTGCAGCCCCCGTTGCTTCTTCGCAAGAAGCAGAGGAAAATGAAGAGGCTGAAGAAATGGAAAATGAGTCAGAGGAAGAAGAAACCGAAGAAGCCATCGAAACAAACGAAGAATTGAATGCTCAATTCCGCGATTCTTTAGTTTCTCTTCTCGGTGAAGAAGTCGATCCAAACATCGTCACCAAACTTGAAGCCGTATTTGAAGCTGCAGTTACAGATCGCGTTCAGCGCACCGTTGCTCAAATTGTCGAAAGCGTTGATGGAAACGTAAAGACCTATCTTGATGAAGTCACCGAATCTCTAGTAGAAAAGGTTGACGATTATCTAGATTATGTTGTTGAAGAATGGATGACTGAAAACGCCGTAGCCGTTGAACAAGGCATCAAGACTCAAATCGCTGAAAACTTTATCAGTGGTCTCAAAAACCTCTTTGAAAATCACTACATCGACGTTCCAGCAGAAAAGTATAATGTTCTTGATGAACTTTATGCTCAAAACCGCGATCTAGAAGGCAAACTTAATGAAGCCGTCAAGTACAACATGAATCTCAAGAAAGAAGTTTCTCTCACCGAATGCGCAGGCATCTTTGTTGCAGAAACCCGCGATCTTGCTGATACTCAAGTTGCTAAACTTCAAAACTTGATGGAAAACGTTTCTTTTGCAAGTCCAGAAGAATATCGCGAAAAGCTCGTTGCTATTCGCGAAAATTACCTAACTCGCAGCCGTTCAGCTGCTAAGGTAGTTGAGCCCGAACAAACTTTTGCTCCAGTAAAGCAAACCCCCTCAACTCTCGTTGAGGGCTATGTTGGTGCACTAGGTAGACTTAATAAAAAAGTCTAATTTTAAATTTTACTAAATAATTTCAACTCACTAGGAGATAATAACTACAATGCAATTTCACGAAAACACACCATTTGACGTTCTCACCGAAAAGTGGGATCCCGTCCTAAGTCACGAAGCTCTTCCCAAGATTCAAGACGATTACCGTAAGAAAGTAACCGCCGTTCTCTTGGAGAACCAAGAACAAGCTCTTCGCCAACAACACCTCATTGAGGATATGGGCGGAAATAATAACCTTGGTGGTCCAGCAACCTCTACTGGCTACAACACCGGTCAAGTTTCTGGCTATGATCCAGTTCTAATCAGCTTGATTCGTCGTTCTATGCCAAACCTAATGGCATATGATATCTGCGGCGTTCAACCAATGACCGCCCCAACTGGCCTCATCTTTGCTATGCGCGCCAATTACCAATTTGCTGGTTCTGGCACAACTTATGGCAATGCAGACTATGTTGAAGCTATGTTCCAAGAGCCACAACCATCTTACGGTGGTTCTGGATGGACACTAGGAGATTTTAAAGCCAGTAAGGGTCTTTCCGCTGGCTGGAATTATAATCAAGGTGTAACCTTAGCTAATGATGCAGCACTAAATAGACTTCGTGGCATTTTGACCTCTAATGGTGAAGGTATTGGAAATAACACCATTCTTGGTGCCTGTGGTTTCTATCAACCAAATAGTGCTAATGCATATGCATCTTGGAACCAAATGGCTTTCTCAATCGACCGTGTTGCTGTCCAAGCTCGTACACGCGCTCTAAGCAGCAACTATACCGTCGAATTGGCTCAAGACCTCAAGGCTGTTCACGGTCTAGATGCCGAAGCCGAACTCGCAAATCTTCTTAGCACCGAAATTCTTGCTGAAATTAATCGCGAGATCGTCAAGACCATCTACTACGTTGCTAAGTCTGGTTCACAACAACGTGATCTTAATGATGTAGGTAATTACGATCTTGATACAGATTCTGACGGTCGTTGGTCTGCTGAAAGATTCCGTGGCCTCAGCTTCCAAATTGAGCGCGAGTGCAACGCAATCGCCAAGGAAACCCGCCGTGGTAAGGGTAATTTCATCATCTGCGATAGCGATACCGCAGCAGCCCTTGCTATGTCTGGCTTCATGAGCCTCAGCCCAGCAATCGCTCCTCAACTCAACGTTGATGACACTCAAAGCACTTTTGCTGGTATCTTGAGTGGTAAGATTCGCGTCTACATCGATCCATATAGCCCAGCAGGATTCAACTTCTTTGTTGCTGGCTATAAGGGTGAATCGCCATATGATGCCGGTCTCTTCTACTGCCCATATGTTCCTCTCCAAATGGTTCGTGCAGTAGATCCAAATACTTTCCAACCACGTATTGCCTTCAAGACCCGTTATGGTGTTGTTGCTAACCCATTCGTTATCAACACCACCACCGGTCAACCAGACGCTGAAACTCTCACTGCTGGGTTGAATCAATATTACCGTCTAACTAACATCAAAAATCTACATGGTAACACCGTCTGATAGATAAGTTAGAAGAAAGTAAGTAATAACAAAGACCTCCCCAGAAATGGGGAGGTCTTTCTTTTTGGATAAATAATAGTATGAGTTGTATTCAAAACATCAACCCACTTTATAACAGTTATTTTACATTAATTTTTGGAAGAGGTACAGATCAATTTGAACTGACTTGCCAAAAAGCAAACTTACCTGGATGCACTGTACCAGATACAGCACAACCAACAATTTTTGGTACAACTGTACCAATTCCAACAATGCAGTTTAACTATGAAACTTTAAATGTAGAATTTATTGTTGACTCAGAGCTTGAAAACTGGAAAAGTTTATATTCGTGGATGAGAAATTTAGCTAATATTGAAAATGATGATGAATATAATCTTACATATCAAGATTGGCACCACGAAGCCACTTTAACGCTTTTTGATCCAGCCACCAAATGCAGTACTTTGACAGTCTCATTTAAATACATTATTCCAACAAATTTGAGTGGTTTAATTTTTCAAAGTGATAGCGCAGATGCAATTTTACAAAAAGCTACCTGTCGTTTTAAATTTTCATATTATACCCTATCCCCAGACGCCCCGAAAAACTTAAAATCTTAAATGTAATCTTCGGGGTTATCGGACCAGCCTTCAGCAGAATTTGGGTTCCCCTCGGGATTAAAAGGTATTTCATTCGTTGTAGGTTTGATTCTGCTGCGTTTCTTCTTCTTGGGTGGGGTCTTGGGCTGTTCGGCAGGGGAATCGTTTATAGAGGATTCTGGCAATAAAGGAGGATTTTCCTCTAAATTTTCTTCCTCAATCATTTCTTCAAAAACACCCTCGCTTTCAAAAGTTTCAATCAGATCATTTACAAAATTTACAAAATCTTCATTGTTAAACAATTGATTTAATAACTCCAGACCATGGGCTGGATCGGTAATTTCTGTACCATCACCGTTGGTAATAATCGAAGACGGATCGGTTTTCATAGTAATGAAAAACATGTCATACATTTTTTTAAGTTCCCCTATGGGGGAAGCAATATACATTATGCTGCTGCGATTTATAGAAATTTCAAAATTTTCTACATTCATAGCATAATTGGTCAATTTGACCAGTTCAACCATATTTCCATTTTCATCTTTTGTATAACCATTTTCAATTCGTGCAGGTAGTGTTAATACAATCTTATCAATAGTTGCATCACGAATTATTCCTAGTAATTCGTCACCATTAATAAGCTTTACTACTCTTACAATCCCATCGAAATGAGATGCGGGTACTAGGTCAGACATAGCAGCCCTCCTAATTTATTTATCTTTAGAGGGATCTGGAAGAGGCATGGATAATATTTTATGGTCAAACTTTTCTTTGGTGTAGATCTTTACACGCTCTTCAAAATGTTTTAGCACATGGTTTTTGTGTGACTTCCATGATAAGTCATCTACAATATCATAAACTTTGAGAGATTTTTTTCTATCTGATACTCTTAGACCCCTACCAATACTTTGTAATAATCGAATTACTGATTTAGTAGGTGATGCAAAGATAATATTATCAAGATTAACAATGTTGATACCAGCACTAGTAGTGCCATAGCTGGCAACAAGGATGGCGTCTTTTTCTTTGTCGATAACTCGTCGGATATATTCTCTTGCTTCGGCGTCTGTTTTTCCTGAGATGAAATAAACTTTTCTATTGCCTGCCTCTGCTTCAATGAAAGACGCGAGGGGTCTTCCATGGATCTCAACATAATTGAAGAGTATGAGGGTGTTGCCTTTTGTTCGGAGGGCAAGTTCTTTGATGAATTGATTTCTTTGGTCATGCGTTACCACCCATTTTATTTCATCTGCGTAACGTTGTTTTTTGACTAGTTGTTTCTCTTCGTCTTTATATTTAAGAATTATACAATCTACATCCAGCTTTGCAAGCAACCCCTTGTTCATTAGATTCTTTGTTTGAATAAACTGAACGGCTGGTCCAAGAATACCTTCAATACTTAATCTGTGTGCCTGTGTTTGTTGTAGTGTTCCAGTTGTTCCAATTCGAAACCATGCTTTGGCTAGCTTCTGCCCAATAAAGTTAATGGATTCTGCTTTGGCTTGATGACACTCATCAAAAAATATTGCATCAAATTGATCAAACCAAACCTTTGGGAGTTTGTAGATAGATTGCCAAGTAGATACAACAACTTGTTTGTTTGTATCTTTTTCTTGCCCCGCGCTTATTTTATGAATGTATTTTTTACACGACCAAGATTTGTCTTGACTGGAATAGTCAAAAAAATCGGCCTCCATCTGATTGACGAGGCCAACGGTCGGAACTAGAATCAAAATTTTGCGGTCTGTATTTAAAACCTTTTGCAGATATCGAACCAATACGTATATAATAAGACTTTTGCCTGAGCCAGTCGGTGATATGATAACTGACCGATGATTGTTCAATGCATGCAAGATAGCCTGTTGCTGGTGAGCATGCATACATACAGCCTGCTTGCGGACGGAGACCTTCAGTGATTCGTAAAAATGAGCAAGTTGTTCCTCGGTCATGCATAGAGGATTTTTACTCTCTTTAATATTTAGTGAGTATCCACGATCTTTGCAAAACTTTTCTAGGTAAGTTTTTAAGCCTCTGGGAAGAGTGGATGAAAGAATATTATATAATTTTATAGTACCATCCCACCATCTATTTTTATAGGCTGGCATGTATTGAGCACCAGGAACTTTAAAAGAAAAATAATCTCTTAATTCTTTTTTAAGTGCAGTTTCACACTTAATGTAATAAAAAACTTCGTCAATATTTTCTGTATGTATATCAAACATTAACGAACTTCCAAATAAAATTTTTATGACTTTTTCTTTTACCAGAACAGCATTCTCTTATATGCTGTGATAAAAATCCTTCAATTTTTGCATCTTCTGCAGAATGAAAATATTTTATTTCTTTGGTTACAATATTTGTACCAAAAATTGGTTTTTTGTGTTTTTTAGCTCTTATTTTTGCTGCGTTAATTATATTAATATTATTTTTTAATATTTTTGAATGATTGATTTTTCTTTCAATAGACCATTTAGGTTGTGGTTTACCTTTTAGGGATTTACTTATTTGTAATGATCTTTTTTGTATTGTAAGTTTTGTTGGTCGGTGCCCAGAAACTCCTTCGCCGCCTAAAGTATTATTATTTAAAACACCATTTTGATCATATCTTTTTCTTCCCCATAAAGATATTAATAATTTTTCTAAATCAAATGCTTGTTGTTCATTTAAACAAGGTATTATTTCAATATTTTTTTTATTTTTAGGTGGCTGGGCATAGCATTTTTTACGTTTTAAAAATGCTCGTTTACCGGAACCTTTGCCAACATAATAAGGAGTTCCATTTGTTCTAAGATAAATATATGTGTAATAAATCACATAATATTTATACGATGCCGTTCATCATTTTTTGCCAGTCAATTGCTGACTTAATGGTAAAATTTCTGTTATTCAAAGCTTTTAAAAATTCTTCAACCATTTTGACTTTAACTTCAAGCACTGCAATTTTAGATTTAAGTTTGATAAGTTTTTCATCCCCGTCAATAAACTTATCAACATCAGTCTTTAAAATGTCTAGATCAAAAGGCTCTTCGTTCCACGCCTCAAGTTCTTCTTTGGATGCCTTGCCAGTTAAAATTTTCCATTTACGTAATTTTTGAATTGCATAGTCATTTTGATTTTTAGTCAAAAGCAATTTAAAATCTGACAATAAATTGAGGTACTTTCCATGAATCTGTGGTATCTTTAAAGCTTCGTTTCCGAGTTCTGTAGAATCCACTTGAGAGTCTTTAGTTATATTGTTTTTGAGATCTTCTAAATCCATACCACCAGTGTACTTTAGAGGTAAATAAAGTCAACTAAATAACTTGACAGTCTTATTAAATGTATTATATTATTTGTGAGGTTATATGATTATAGATCTTCGCGAAATACCAGTAGTCTGGATTAATTTAGATTCTGCAACAGAAAATGCTAAAGCTATGCAGGATCGTTTAAATCAACGTGGATTTAAAAATACTTACAGAAAATCTGCTAGAATTATTGCTGCTCCACCCGGAACAATTCCAAGCAATGCACATTATGTTGGTTGTGCACAATCACATATTGATATTTTAGATGATTCAAATTATGATACGCCTCTTCTAATTTTAGAAGATGATGCTGAATTTTCTGAAGCATTTAATCCTATAATTAATATTCCAGATAATGCAGATGGTATTTATTTAGGAGTTTCTACTGGAAATAGAGGATACAAAACAAAAAGATATAATCAAGATTACTTAAGAATTGGTGGTATCTTAGCCACACATGCAATTTTATATGTAAAACCGGATTTTAAAACTATAATGTCACAGGCCGCAAAACATTGCATATACGATTTACAACAACCGTGGGATGTGGGTGCAGCTTCTGTGCAGTTTCATACTAAAGTTTATACTCCAAATAAGCCTTATTTTTATCAAGCAGATTCCCGACAATCTGCAAATAAATGGCAATTTTTTACTGATCAAGAATTGGAAGATAGAAATTCGGAATATTTATGATTACGTTTAATAAAATTGGAAACTATGGTAGATTTGGGAACCAAATGTTTCAATATGCTACATTATTTTCTATTGCAAAAACTAGAAAATATGATTTTGGTGTTCCTTACTCTAAACGGAATATAAATGAATATGCAGATTTTTGTTTACCAGATGCCTTTCCAAATCTTTCAGCCAAAGATTCAACTCACATAACTGTCCAAAAAAATGCTGCAGAAAAAAATTTTCCATATAATGCAGGAATTTTTGGAATTGCTGACAATACAGATATATCTGGTTATTTTCAATCAGAAAAATACTTTATCGATTATAGAAATGACTTGCTTAAAGAATTTGAGTTTAACGACCAAATAAAAGAAAAAGCAAAAAACATTCGTTTTATTACCAAAGAACCTGTTATTTCTATGCATCTTAGATTGGGTGATTATCTGTATTTACAAGGCAATCATCCCATTTGCACAAAAGAATATTATCAGGAGGCTTTAAAACAAGTTCCAGATGATTTATTGATTTTTGTATTTAGCGATGAACCAAAAAAGGCCGAACAATATTTTAAAGATCTTTGTAGGCCAGTTATTTTTATGGAAAATAATGATAAATTTGTAGATATGGCGGTTATGAATTTGTGTGATTACCATGTCATAGCAAATAGTTCTTTTAGTTGGTGGGGTTCTTGGCTTTCTAATTCTAAAAAAACAATTGCACCAGCAATATGGTTTGGAGATTCGCCAAATGTTCCAAAAATTTGGAATGATATTTATTGTACAGATTGGATAATCATATGAATTTGCATATAATTGGAACCGACCCATGCTGGAATATTCTATTTGAAAAAATAAAAATAGAACACCCAGAATTTTATAGTAAAAAATTATTAATTTGTGTTAATTGTTTTTATCAAAATCCATATTTAAAAACCATAATATGGTTACACGAATCTCCAGCAATTACATATAATTTAATAAATGAAATAAAACAAAATCCAGAAAAATTTAATCATACTATAATTTATACATGCATAGATGAATTACAAAAATATCCTTTTGTGAGATATATTCATCCATCAAATTCTACTTGGATAAATAAACCATCTTTTATGCCAAAAAAATCAAAATTAATAAGTATGATTTCTTCAAATAAAAATTTTACACAAGGACATGCTTTACGACATAATATTATTCAAAATCTTCCTTCTTGTGTTGATTTATATGGAAGAGGATTTAAAGAAATTCAAAATAAATATGAGGGTTTGGAAGAATATTATTTTTCAATAGCAATTGAAAATGATAATACGGATACATATTTTAGTGAAAAGTTATTAGATTGTTTTTTAACGTGTACAATACCAATTTATTGGGGTTGTAAAAAAACTTCTTTAATATTTAATAATTCTGGTATTATTTGGTTAGAAGATATAAAAAATTTTTGTAATTTAAATGAAAAAGATTATGAAAAACGATTAGATGCAGTTAAAGAAAATTACAAAATTGCTCTTAAAGAAAATATCGATCCTTTTGATTCTCTGCTTAAAATATTAAAAGAAAATTAATTTTTTATGTTTTTGATACCATGTAAATATATTTCTTCTAGTCCAATCATTGAATGTGTTGAAAGTATACAAATACATCATCCTAATGAAAAAATTGTAATTATAGATTCTTGTTCAGAAAATACGGACTATTTAAATTTATTAGTTAATAAAAAAAATATAATAATATTAAACACATGTAATTTAAATTATGTAATTGGTGCTTTATGGAAAACATATTCAGTTTTTCCAGATGAGCCTTTTTATGTATTGCTTCACGATTCTATTATACTAAAAAAAACAATACCAGCAAATTACTTAACAGATCAAAATTTTTATACTTTTATGTATTTTCATGAAAAAGTACAAAATAAAAACACCCCCGAATATGCATATTATACTTCAGTTTTAAATAAAACTGGTTATATAGTACCAAGTCCCGACGATACCATCTATGGTTGTTTTGGAACTATTGGAATTTTTAAACAAAATTTTATTAAAGCATTAATAAAAAATAATATACATGGTTGTTTACCCACTTCCAAGTTTGAATGCAACATGTATGAACGTATTTTAGGTATATGCGCATTTCAAGAAAACTTTAATCCAAAATATTATAATTTGGAAGGAAATTATTTGGAAAAAACTAAAAATGTACACAATGATACTTTGAGTTATATTAAAAAATTATATTTTTATAACAAACGATAATTAATGTAAAATTAAAATAATGAATATTGTTAAAAAATTAAAAGGTCATTCTGGTAGTCAAATTTTTTTAATAAATGATGGAAGTAAACAATTTATTAAAAAAATTAACAATATTGAAAGAAATTGGGAAAGACAAACTGCATTATATGAAGCTGGTTACGATGTTCCAAAAATTTTTAATAAAACAAGAAATAGTATAGAAATGGAATATATTAATGGTTTAGATATGAAATCATATCTTAATTTATATGGTACCGCAGAATTAATAAAATTTATAGAACAATTTATTTTACGTGTTTCATCTAAATTTTTTATAAAAGATTATACAGAAGTTTATGAAAAAAAATTATCTTGGCTCAATAATAATAACCCCTTTACTTTTTCTAAACAAGAACTAATAAATAAGCTTCCAAAAAAACTACCTAAGTCAGAATATCATGGAGATTTTACACTGGATAATATATTGTACACAACTAAAAATAAATTTTATTTAATTGATTGTATTACAAGTGAATATGATTCTTGGATTTTTGATTTGTGCAAATTAAGACAAGATCTTAAATGTCATTGGTTTATACGAAAAGATAAATATCAAAGTCTAATTTATAATACACAAATTATAGATGATATATTATTGAAAAAATATGAAATAATTGATAACAATAATTTATTAATATTAATGCTTCTTAGAGTATACCCTTATACTCAAGAAGATTCTTTTGATCGTAATTTTATATTTAATGAGGTTGAAAAACTATGGAAATAATAATACCAGCAGCAGGATTATCTACACGTTTTCCAAATATGCGTCCAAAATATTCTTTGACCGATTATTCGGGTCAAATTATGTTGGCTAGAACTATTAAACCATTTATAGGAAAATATGGGATAACTATAGGTATTTTAAAAGAACACGAAGATATATACCAAATTAAAAATCTTTTAAATTTTGAATTTGGTGATGCAGTTGATGTAGTAATTCTTTCCAAACAAACAATCGGTCCTGCGGATACTGTTGCACAAATAATTGCAAAAAAACCCAGCTTGCTAGACAAAGAAATATTAATTAAAGATTGTGATAGTTTTTTTGATCATGATTATGTATCTGGGAATTACATTTGTGTTACCAAATTTACTGATAATGAATTTATACGTGCTCCAGCTGCAAAAAGTTTTGTAGTTTCAAATGATCAAAATATTGTTCAAAATATTGTTGAAAAACAAATTATTTCAGATACTTTTTGTGTAGGCGGATATAAATTTACCAGTGGCCGTTTATTTTATGATGCTTTTCACAAATTAAAACAAACAAATGTTGAAATATTTGTTTCAAACGTTATACAATATTGTTTAGCAGAAGGCCAAACCTTTACAACAAATATTGTAAGAAACTATATTGATGTTGGTACTTCTGCAGAATGGTTTAATTTTAATAATAAAGTATCTATTTTTTGTGATATTGATGGAACTTTAGTCAAAGCGCAGCCAAGAAACACCTACCACATACCCCCAGACCCATTGGTAAATAATATAAAAATTTTAAAAAAATTGCTAAGCGAAGGCAATGAAATTATTTTTGTCACATCGCGCCCAGAAAGTGCTAGAAATAATACTCAAACCATGTTAAATAATCTTGGATTTGGTGGGTGCAAATTGCTAATGGGTTTACAAAACTCTAAAAGAATAGTAATTAACGATTATAATGCTTCCAATCCTTATCCTCGAGCAATCGCGATTAATATTTTTAGAAATAGTGATACAATACAAGATTATATAATATGAAAATACTAATTACAGGCGCAGCCGGTGGTATAGGATCTAGTCTAGGTTATTTATTATATAAGTTAGGCCATAACCTTACTTTAGTAGATTCATTTAGAAATGGTTACAAAAAAAATTTATTTATTGATGGCGATATGTTTGGTGTATTTCATGAATTAGATATTAGAAATAACAATTTAAAAAAATATATTCCAAACCAATTTGATTGTATTATCCATCTAGCTGCAGTAACTGCTCTTCCCGATTGTGAAATAAATTCTAAAGAATGCATTGATATAAATGTTACCGGGACACTTAATATACTTAATTATGCAAAAAAAATAGAATGCCCACATATTATTTTTGCAAGCACTAGTGCAGTCTACGAAAATAATACTGAAAAAATATTTACTGAAAATTTATCAGTATCTCCTAGTTTATTATATTCTTCTTCCAAAAAAATGGCTGAGGATTTATGTATATCTGCTATAAAAAATTATGGAATGAATATTTCAATTTTACGATTTTTTAATGTTTTTGGACCTCGTCAGGATATACATAGAAAAAATCCACCGCTAGTAAATTATATTGTAAAACAAATTAAGCAAAATAAATCCCCAGTATTCCATGGAACGGGAATACAACAGAGAGACTATATTCACATTGACGATGTAATTTCTTTTATAAATTTTACACTTCAAAAAAAACCATCCGGAATATATAATGTGTGCAGCGGAGAATTGCTTAGTGTAAATGATATTTTTTATTATATTGCTGAAGAATATAATTTTTCTAAACCACCCAAATATAGAGACGCATCCATGTTGTGGGATACATATCCAAATCTATTTGAAGGCAAATATAGTTTGGATAAAATGGTAGTGTCAAAAGAAACAAATAAATACTCTAAAGGTTCATTCCAAAAAGCATTTACAGAAATTGGATGGAAGCCTAATACAGATTTAAAGACGTTGATAAAACAAGTAGCAAAACAAATTAAAATATAAAAATAACTTGACTATTTTTTATTAAAAGGTATATCATATTATGATTATTACAGAAATATATAATGGACAGGGGCTTGGCAACCAATTAGCGTGTTATGTTACAACAAGAGTTGTTGCTAAAGACAAAGGGTTTGATTTTGGTATAATGAGTCCCCAAAAATTTAAAGGTTCCGAATTTATGGATTTAGATTTTGGAAACGCTGTAATTGGAGGAAACGGTCCAGAAGGTGGTCCACCTATACAGCTGCCAGTTGGGATCGATCATTATTATAAAGAATATTATCACTGGCTTCCAAATAGATCCAATATAACGATTGATGATCCTGAATTGGAAAATATTAAAGATAATACAAAAATTGATGGTATTTTTCAATCTGAAAATCGTATCTACCACAGAAAAGAAGAAATAAGTGAATGGTTAAAAGTCAAAGAAGATAAAGATAATTATACATTTTCGGATAGTGATACGTGCATTATTGCATTTAGAGGGGGCGAATACAAATGGGTTCCAGATTTTTTCTTGCGTCCAAAATATTGGATTGATTCTGTCAATCATATGTTAAAAATTAATCCAAAATTTAAATTTGTAGTTGTAACGGATGATCCTGATTGTGCCAAACAATTTTTTCCATCCAATTTTTATGTAACACATTCAGAAATCTGGAATGATTATACTATAATTAAAAATGCACATTATTTAATTTCTTCCAACTCAAGTTTTCCTTATTTTCCTACATTAACAAGTAAAACCATAAAATATATTTTAGCACCAAAATATTGGGGGCGTCATAATATTTCTGATGGTTATTGGGCATGCGGTTATAATATTTATAGGGGTTATAATTATATTGATAGAGATGGAAATATTTCATCGTATGATGATTGTGTAAAAGAATTTGAACAATATAAAGAAAGAACAAAAATTTATGAAAATTTATGATGCATTTATTTTTTATAATGAATTAGATTTACTTGAGATTAGATTAAATATCTTAAAAGATAAAGTTGATTATTTTATATTAGGTGAAGCGTGCCAATGTTTTGGAGGACAAAATAAACCTTTGTATTTTAATGAAAATAGAGAACGTTTTAAAGAATTTGAAAATAAAATAATTTATTGTCCTATAGGAAAAATTGGTGAAGATAAAAAAATATATGAAAAAAGTGTAAATAGTCCAAATACAAACGGCGACCCAAGATGGGTGAATGAATTTTATCAAAAAGAAATGATGATTCATGGAACAAAAAATTTACATGATGAAGATATTATTTTTGTTTCTGATGTAGATGAAATTTGGGATCCAAACTTGAATATAGATCAAACAAGTGATAAAACTTATAGACCAATACAGCAGTCCAGACCCATATATTTAAATGTTTTATCAGATCAAGATGTTAATCATTGGGTTGGGACACGCTATGGAAAAATTAAAACTTTACGTAAATATGGTTTTAACCATTTTAGAAGTGAAAGAGATAATCCAAGTATTCCTATACCAAATTCCGGATGGCATTTTTCTTGGCTTGGATGTAATCATTGGGATAAATGGGGATATGGTGATGAAGATGGAAAAATAAGATTTAGTAGAATAGTTAATTCAAATAAAATTTTGGAAGAAACTACACTTCCAGAATATTTAAAAAAAAATAAAAATAAATGGAATCATCTTTTTTTGTCACAATAAAATAAAACTTAAATGAAATACTATATAGATTGTGGTGGACATCATGGCGGTGGATTACATGAATTTATAGCCAAATATAATATGGATGAATCTTGGACTATATATTCATTTGAACCCAATAGAGATTCATTTAAAATATTAATATCACAAAAATACAATAATTGTCAAATTAATTTTTTAAATAAGGCTGTTTGGATTGAAGACAGTTTTATGCTTTTTCGTCCAGAAAAAACAAATTACAATTATGATGGTGCTGGATCAACTCTTTTATCCGAAGATAAATGGAAACTTAGTTCCGGTTCACTGGGATTTGGTTCTGCATATATGGTAGAAACAATAGACTTAATTAATTTTATCAATAATTTAAAAGATATTGATTTTTTAGTAATTAAATTAGATGTCGAAGGCGCAGAATACAGCATTTGTAAAAAATTAATAGAACAAAAAATTATGAAAATTAATGATCTGCACGTTGAGTTTCATTATTATTATATGCCAGATGAATCTGTTAGTACGACAAATGAACTCATCAACAACTTAAAGACTTTAAATATAAATTTTTATTTACACGGTTAAATTATAGTATGAAACAAGTAGCATTTTTATTACGTGGAGCGATTTCAAAAGTAACAGGAGCTATGATTAATCCTAGTTCTTTATACTCAAAATCACCATATGTTGATTTTAAATCGTGTCACCGTTCAATCCAAAAACATATTGTTGATGTTAATCCAGAATATAAATTTGATTTTTTTATACAATCGTGGAATACAGATTTACAAAATGATTTGATTTCATTATACAGTCCAGTTAACTATATTTTTGAAAATAATGATGACTATAAAGATAATATCTGCGCACTATTAAAAAAATCTGATACGGATTTAAGTTATTACAGCAATTTATCCCAATTATTGTCCATAAAAATTGGATGTGAATTGGTCGAACAATATATAAATAAAACTAATAAAACATACGATATGTTTATTATTTACAGACCAGATCTTTTGCTCTGGAAAAATATGTATTTAAATAAGTATGATCTTTCTAAAATTTATTGCAATAATAATGCCGGATCAAATACTGGAGATTTTCATTTTGTTATGGGATATAATAATTTTTTAAAATTTAAAAATATCTATCATGCAGTTTCTGCAGATTTAAAACCAATACACCATAAAATTATTCCAGACTACATGAATACCCAAAAAGACACTATATTAGTTCCAGATGAAATTAGGGCTGGATTTCACCAAGAAGTTATAAGAAAATTAAATTCATTAAAATCAAAAACACCATATTTGGTAAACATCTTATCCGAATATGGTTTAACGGAAGCACAGATAAATAGCTATAGCTGTTAATTAGAATCAGGTATAAAATGGAAAAAATAAAAATTGGATTTGATATTGGAGCAGAAACTGGAAATTCTTTATACAGGTTTCACGACTACGATAAAATTTATTGTTTTGAACCCTATCCTGAAGTTTATGAGCAGTTGTATAATAATACAAAAGAAAATGATCGCATAAAATGTTTTAATATTGCAATTGCCAACTTTGACGGAGAAGCTTATTTTAATTGCCACCAATTGAGCGGATTTTCTTCTCTATTGGATATGGATGAAGAAAGTGAATTTGCAAAAAAATGTCAGAGTTTATCTTATCCTGGTTGTACAATAATTACTAAAAAACCAATTATTAAAGTTAAAAAACTAAAAACAATTATAAATGACGAATCTATCCCTTATATAAATTATATTAAAATTGATACTCAGGGAAATGATTTGGAAGTGATAAAATCATTAGAAGAAAAAATTACCCATGTTGAGCAAATTCATATGGAAGTACAATTAAAACCATTATATAAAAATGGTGCAAAACCACAAGATATCATGGAGTATATGACATCTAAAAATTTTGAATTGATACATGCAGAAACTAATGGTGGTGCAGAAAATATTGGTTTTGAGGATAACTGGACTTTTCAGAATAAAAAATTTGAGCATTAAAAATATAAAATATATAGTTGCAAACATATTAAAATAGATTATATTACTTGTAATGACTAACCATATATCAATAGCTATTCCAGTTTATGAATGTCATGGAATTGGCTGGCTGTATTTATCAGAATTACTTAATAGTATTTTTAAACAATCTGAAAAAAATATTGAAGTAGTTATAAGTGACCAAAGCACCGATGATAAAATTTTTAATTTATGCAATTTTTATTCATCAATGTTAAATTTAAAGTATATTAAAGCTGATAATATTATTCGTAGCAATTCCCCCAATGTTAATAATGCAATAAAATATTGCACCGCACAATATGTTAAAGTTATGTTTCAGGATGATTTTTTTATTGATAATAGAGCAATAGAAAAAACTTTAAAACTATTCCAATCTGGAGCAAAGTGGGTAGTATGCGGATGTATGCACTGTGAAAGTATACATTATATGTATAGACCCTTTATTCCAAAATATAATGACAAAATATTATATGGTGTTAATACAATTAGCTCACCAAGTGTTCTATCATTTATAGATAAAGAATATTTTGATGAAAAATTAATAATGTTAATGGATTGTGAAATATATCATAAATTATATACTAAATATGGTGAACCAACTATATTAAATGAGTATTTAATCTGCAATAGGCAGCATGCAAATCAGTTACAAAATTTAAATCAAGATAAGTTGGCTAGCGAAATAAATTACTGCAAAAATAAATACAATATAAAGGAGACTGTTTATGCGTAAGCGTTTTTTGATTACAGGTGGTTGTGGCTTTGTTGGACATCATATGGTAGAGTATCTATTACACAATGATGATTGTGATATTGTTGTGTTGGATCGCCTTGATGTTTCTGGTAATTTAAATAGATTGACGGAATTACCAATCTGGCAAACACAAAAAGATAGAGTATCTTTTGTTTGGCATGATATGAAAGCAGAACTTCATAATAATGAAGTTTTAACTTCTATGATTGGAAAAATTGATACAGTTCTCCATATTGGAGCATCTTCACATGTAGATCGCTCAATAGAAGACCCATTGAGTTTTGTAATGGATAATGTGGTCGGCACATGCAATATACTTAACTATGCACGCAGACAAGATAATTTAACCAATTTTGTTTATTTTTCAACAGATGAAATATTTGGTCCAGCACCAGAAGGTGTTAATTATAAAGAAAATGACAGATATAATTCAGGCAACCCTTATGCAGCAGCAAAAGCCGGCGGTGAAGAACTTGCCATATCTTTTCATAATACTTACAATATGCCAATTATGGTAACCCATTGCATGAATATTTTTGGAGAAAGACAACACCCAGAAAAATTTATTCCTCTGTGCATTAAGAATTCATACATAGGTAAAAAGATTTATATCCATGCAAATAAAAGTTTGACAAAAGCAGGCAGCAGATATTATATTCACGCCAAAAATGTTTGTAGTGCGGTACATTTTTTGTTAAAAAAAGGAACACACGGTGAAAAATACAATATTGTAGGTGAAAAAGAAGTAGATAATTTAACTCTTGCTAAAATTATTGCAAGTTGTGTTGGTAAAGAATTACCATATGAACTTGTAGACTTCCATAGCAGCCGTCCAGGTCACGATTTACGTTACGCACTTGATGGTTCCAAAATGGAGGCTCTTGGTTGGAAGTTGGAAAATAATTTAGAACAATCATTGCAAAATGTTGTTAACTGGTCTTTAAAAAATCCTAAATGGATTGGTTTATAAATTTATAAAATTAATCATGACAACAAATAATTTTAAATCACAAATAGGACAAGACCGTTTAGTTATCGAATTGCTTAGTAATAAAATAAATGGTTATTTTATTGATATTGGGGCTCATTGTCCAGAACATTTATCCAATACATATGCTTTAGAAAAACAATTTAATTTTAATGGATTAGGTATAGATATAGATGATCAATTTAAAAATAAATGGTTAGAAAAAAGACCTAAAACAAAATTTATTGTGGCAGATGCGCTGCTTTTAAATTATAAAAATCTTTTTTTAGAAAATAATGTTCCAAAAATTATAGATTATTTGTCTCTTGACTTAGAACCACCGCAAGTAACATTAAATTGTTTGTTAATGTTGCCATTTGATGAATATCAATTTAATGTAATTACTTTTGAAACAGATTATTATAGAGATAAAAGTACGCAAAGCATTTCTAGAAATTTTTTGAGTAAAAATGGGTATATTTTGATTAAGGAATTAAATAATCAAGATGATGTTTATATTCATAATAGTTTAATAAAAAATAATTAATTTTTATACTTTAAAGTAAAATATTTTTGTGAAAAAACCAAAGAAAAAGAAAAAGCCATCTGATGCAGATTATGTAAGTAATCAAGAGCTTTATGATGCTTTAGTAGAATATCGTAAAAAATCAAATGAAGCTGAAAATGCCGGAAGAAAACAACCTAAACTTCCAGATTTTATAGGCGAATGCATTCTAAAAATAGCAAGTAGGCTTTCATATAGACCCAACTTTGCAAATTATCCATATAGAGAAGAAATGGTATCAGATGCCGTTTTAAATTGCATAACATATATTGATAACTTTGATCCCAGCAAATCTACAAGCCCATTCGGGTACTTAACGCAGATTTGCTGGTTTTCTTTTGTACGTATAATAAACAGAGAAAAGAAAGAAAAGTATACACAATATAGATTTGCAGAACAGCAAAATGATAAAGACTTTCACAATTGGTTTAATGAAACCTATGCGGGCATTGATACAGGTAGACGAGATTTTTTTGGTTTGACAGATTCAGATATGGAAAGATTTGATACTTTGTTTACTCCAAAGCCAAAAGTTAAACTTAAGAAAA